GGTAGCATACTGGGTTGGCGTTGGTGGTGCTAAGACTGTCACATTCCAAGCTCTTGAGCTTGAAATAGTTGATAACGATACAGGGTATCTTACAACTTGGACATTCTTCAGAACCTTTGCTGGCGGTGTCGAAACTAATTTCGAGAGAGAAAACCCGACTGCATTTGGTGTAACATTCACATGTTATGCGGATACAGACCATGCAAGTGGAAAACAGTTGTTTCAAATTCGTCAGAACGCAGCTTAATACACTGAATTTACATAGGGTTGATCTCTTGATTAATCTTTAGTAAGAGGAGGTGTATATGGCTGAGGAAAACGGAACCGAAAATACAAATACGGAAGAAGTTTCCAATGGCGAGAATACTTCGCAATCGGACAATACTGCGATAGTAACTTTTGGTGGCAAACAATATACCATCGAAAGACTTAGGGCTGGTAAATTTTATTCAGCTCTCAAAGTCTACATGGCTATGGTTAAAGAAGTTGCCCCTAAAGTAACCTCAGGCAAGGATAAGGATCAAGAAATAGACTTAAATCAGCTCGTAACGAGCATGTTTGAAAGTTGGCCTGAGAAGACAGCAGAATTCGTTTCGATGTGTTGCAGTACCGCAAAATTAGATGAGGGTGCTAAACCATTGGATAACAAATTCATATTAGAAAACGCCTACCCAGAGGAAATCTCGGATGCGTTCCAAACTTGCCTTAAACTTAACCAAGTCGCTAAAAGCCTAAAAAACTTCGTAGCCCCTATAGGGGAGCTAGGGGCGATAGCACAGGGTCAAGAAAAAAGCAGCAAGTAAGAACGCCACCAGTTGATTTCTTTTATTGGTGCATAGATGTTTTAGCTCACCGATATGGCTGGACTAAAAAGTATTGCGAAGAAGAACTATATTGGGATGAATTTTTCAATTTAGTCCAGATGTCCGCCAACTTCACTGTGGAAGAAATCAATACTGAATTGAAATTCCACTTCATGCTTCATGCTGACAAAAAGTCCAAAGATAAATGGAAGGACTTTGAATTGCCATTTCCTCTAGAGGATAAAAAGTCTATAGATAAGAGCGGGGTAACAGGATTACCTGACGATTTACAAAAATACGTGTATAAAGAAGAAAGATAAATGGCAACACTAGGCGAACTAAACATTACGTTAGGCGGTGACGCTTCAAACTTCGAGGCTGCTATTAAAAGTGGCGAAAAGAACCTATTAAAGCTAACTAGAGCTTTAACTGCTGCTGGTCAAGACCTACAAAAATTCAATTTAGAAACACTTGATGTTCTTCGTGGTGTAGAGGGGGAAATTGGTAGAACTTCGGATAAATTAGTCAAAGACCTAAAGGTTATTTCATCTGGACTAGTGGATCAGGGAAAAGCTGCTAGTACTTCACAAGAGGGAATTTGGAAATTAGCAACCGCAGAGATCGCTGGTGCAAAAAGTGCTAGGGATCATGCTAAATCACTAAAGGAAGCTGAAAAGGCTGCAATGGAATATGAAAAGACTTTGAAGTCCGCATCAAATTCATTGTGGTTGATGAACAACGCATTAAGACAAATAGGGTTTTCGTTAACTGCTGCATTTACAGTACCCCTTGGTGCTGCTGCAACACTTGGTGTAAAAACATTTGCTGATTGGGAAAAAGGTACTGTTTCTATACAAAGGGCTGCAGAAATAACTAGAGAATCCGCAGAGAGAATCACACAAAGTTTTATAGAAATTTCACAAACAGTTCCAATAACAGTTGAAGAACTACAAAAAGCTGCATTTGCTGCTGCACAAGCTGGTGTCACAGGTGAAGAAGCAATAGAGAACTTCGCAGTAGCTGCCACAAAATTAGCAAAGGTTGGCGGTGACGCATTTAAGGATTTGGGGATTGAGGAATTGGCTAATCAATTAGCGAAGTTATCAATAGCATTTGGTATAACTGGTGAAAACATGCAACAGATAGATCAGGTTGCATCACTATTGTTAGGTGTCGCTAAATCGGTTCCTGGTGGTCTTGCAGAAATTGTAGAAGCATTAAGACGTGTGGCTGGTGTAGCTTCAGATGCAGGATTATCCCTAGAAACAACCACAGCATTAGTCGGAACATTAGTTGCTGCTGCAGTTCCCGCTTCAAGGGCTGGTACAGAACTAAGTAGGGTTATTCGTGAAATGTTTAATAACACTAAGGAATTGGGCGAGGTGTTGGGATACACAGGTGATGAATTGACAACACTAGAGCAACGAATGGAAACGGATTTCGATAGCGTGGTACTTGAAGCAATAGCTAGAATCGGACAATTTGAAAGTGCAGTAGATAGACAAAGAATAGCAACCGAATTATTTGGTGAAGTTGGTGGCAAAGCATTTCTTCCATTAATAAACAATACTGAATTGGTCATGGCATTAATGGAACGTGCCAATGCGGAATTTGACGATGGAACATTATTAGCACAGGAATTTGCGGTTCAAGCCGATAGTCTATCTGGGACATTCCAAGTATTCAAAAACAATGTTCAGGCAGTTGCACAGGCATTAGGGAAAGATTTAGCACCATATGTCGCAACAATAGCTGGTGTTATGATTTCTTTTCTACAAAAAGCGGTTGCTGGATGGAAAGCACTAAGCCCTGGAATTAAAACAGCTGTGATCGCAGCAGGGGCATTTCTCGCAATTCTCGGACCACTTACATTGGCACTAAACACACTATTTCTTCAACCGATATCGGGCATAATCACATTCGTAACATTCCTAACTAGATTGCGTGGAACAGTTACAGCATTATTATTGCCATTAACAGCTGTAAATACACAAATGGTCACATTACAGGCTGCATCTGTCGCTGCTGCTGCTGGTCAATATGGATTAGCATCCTCGATGATTGCTTCGGCAACCGCATCAACTGGATTGATGGCAACATTAGGTGCATTACTTGTTCCACTTGCCATCCTTGCAGGAAAGATACTGATAGTTGTCGGTGCATTAGCATTATTGGCTAAAGCATTTGGCGTTAAATTGAAATTCCCTAAAATAGAAACACCAGACTTTGGAAAACTTGGGTTTGAACCTGGTGAAGCACCACAAATAACCACAGAGGATTTAACTGGTGATCAGGAACGAATAACGGAAGCTGAAAAGGAAGCCGCAAAAGAACGTCAAAAGGAAATTGAAAAGGAATTAAAGGAAAAAAAGAAACTTCGGGATAAAGAACTAGACATATTGGATGACAACATTAAGGCAATTGAAAAACAGAGAAAGTCAGAACTAAAAGTTCTAGAGGATTCAGTTGATGAACAACGAGATATTATCGATGAACGAAAAGACCTATGGGAAGATGAAGCAGATGTTTGGCAGGAACAAATTGATGCACAAAAAGAAACGCTTGACATTGCACAAAAATCATTAAAGGAAGCAAAGAAAACATTAAACGCATTAAAGAAGGTACGTGATGGTGAAGTTGATACCGCAGAGGGACAGGTTGAAATTGCCGAAAATAGTCTAAAGGCTGCACAAGAAGCACTTAAGAGAGAAGTGTTACTTGGTAGAGATGAATATGATGATGAGGTTAGAGCCGCTGAAGAACGTGTTAAGGCCGCAGAAGCTGCACTTCAATTGGCTAGGGAAAATGTAGTTAAAATCAAAAGGGAATATGAAGCACAGGTGGAGGCGCAAGAAGAAATTGTTACAACTATTGAAGAACAGGTTGACACACAACAGGAAGCCCTTGATGCACTACGTGATGCCTACGACAAACGGAAGAAAATTGTAGATGACGAAATCGAGATTCTCCAAGACGAATTAGAAGTAAGACAGGATGCCCTCGAAAACCTACGTGAATCATATGATGAAAAACTAGATATATTGCGTGAGGAAAGGGATGCGGTTAAAGAAGCATATGATGACGAAATAGATTTAATACAGGATCGTTTAGATGCAATCAGGGAACAAAACGAAGCAATAGCCGACATGGAATTGCCAGAAGCACCAAAAATAGATGAGGGACTTCAAGAATGGTTGGATGCAATTAAAAAACAGACTGAGAACATAAATAATATGGACATTGGTGGATTTGGTATTACTGGACCCGAAGTCGAAATAGAGGAGGGTGGGTTGCTTGACAGAATGAAGATTGCCTTTGACAAGGCTAAAACTGAAGCGGAGGAAGCTGGTAAGGGTGTAATCGGTGCATTTCTAGCTGGGATGGGTGCTGCGTTATACACACTTGGTCAGGCTTTCTGGGGGCGTTTGATAATAGATGGAATATTTGGGGAAGGAACTTCTGCGGAACTGGAAGAACAGGCTGCTGCCCAAGGAACATCAATCGGTGGACTATTACTTCAAGGTTTAGCAGCTGGGATTGCAAATTCAATAACTGGCATAACAGATTCAATAATGTCCGCACTATTTGGTGAGGATAAATGGACAGAGATAAAGGCTGAAGCTGGTAGGCGTGGACTAGAAGTTCCACAATATTTCTGGGAACAATTCTTAATAAAACTAGGTGAAATAAAAGATAATGTTGTTACATCTATATTTGATGCATTATTTGGTGAGGGTGCATGGGAATCAATAAAGACTGAGGCACAATCACGAGGACAAAGTATTCCACAGGTCTTGTGGGATGGTTTTGTTCTAGGACTATCGAATTTTACCGAAAACATCAAAACAAAAATAGATGAAACATTTATACAACCACTTAGGGATTTGGCAACACTAACACCAGAGGAGGCAAAAAAGGCGGGAGAGGAGGCTGCACAGAAGT